GCCTTCCTGAAGAAAATCGGGCAGGTAACACCAGCAGCACCAAAGCAAGCATCTACTAAGAAAGAAGAGGAATAGCAGTGAGCGTATTTTTAAATAATAAGGTCGGTATAAAAGTCGCAACTGTCGACCTCTCAGACCATGTGACGAGCGTCACACTTAACCGTCAGTTTGATGAACTCGAAATCACTGCGATGGGTGATTCAAGTCACAAATTTACAAAGGGCCTAGAGGCTTCCTCTGTAACAATTGACTTCCTAAACGACACTGCAGCAGCGTCAGTTCTTGCAACATTGCAATCAGCATGGGGTACAACTGTTACTGTTGTTCTACTTCAGGACAAGGCCGCAGCAGTATCAGCAACAAATCCGCTATACACAATGTCAGTTCTAGTCAATGGAACAACAGACATCAATGGCGCAGTTGGCGATATTGGAGTTCAATCAGTAACTTGGAACTGTAACTCAACAGTTGCAGTTGCTACAACAGGTTCATTCTAAAAACAAACTAAGGGGCAATAATGGCAAAGTTAAGAGTAACAAGGGTTGACGGTTCAGTTGGAGAATATGCAATTACACCGTTAGTGCAATATGGTTTTGAGATATACGCCAAAAAGGGATTCCATAAGGCGATTATTGAGGACCAGAAGCAAAGCGATATCTTTTGGCTTTGTTGGGAATGTATTCGCAGGTCAGGTGAAACCGTACCAATGTTCGGGGAAAAGTTTATCGAAACTTTAGCAAATGTTGAAGTTCTTGATGACGATTCCCCGAACTAGGGCGCGATTCCGTCACCTATCTGATTGCTAAGTTAAGCGTCAGAATAGGAGTCGCGCCACAACATTTGTTAGAACTAGATGAACCAATGCTAAGGAACTTAATTAAAGTTCTTCAGGACGAAGCCAAGGAGGTTAGAGATGCCAACAGAAGTCGTGGGCGCTCTCGCTCTTCGTAAGGCTTTAAGACAATACGCTCCTGATTTAGCCACTGAACTTCGTCGTGAAGTTGCTGCCGCATTGAAACCTGTTGTAGCAACTGCACGCGGTTACGCTCCTAGTGATTCAAGCATTATGAGTGGATGGCAACGCCGTTCATTCTCTGAAGCGAAGTTCCCTATGTATGATGTCAGTGTTGTACGCAAAGGCATTGGTTACAAAACAAGTCCTAGCCGCGCTAACAGTCGCGGTTTTAGCGCATTAGCATCGATTGAAAACAAATCTGCTATTGGCGCAATCATTGAAACTGCTGGACGTAAGAATCCAAACGGTCAGCCGTGGGTTGGTCCAAACCTTTACAAAGGACAGAAGCGCTGGTCACACTCTAACAACCCAGGCGCAGGCGCACAGTTTATTAAGAACCTTGGCCCAATCTACGGCGAGAAGAAAGCATCAGGCATTGGTGACAAGCGTGGTCGTTTAATTTATCGTGCTTGGCAAGAACAGAATGGCAAAGTTATTGCCTCTTACTTTAAGGCAGTGCAAAACGTCACTGATAAGTTTAATAAGCGCACTTCAATTGTAGATGTAAAGAGAGCAGCATAAATGGACGTTTCGAAGATAGCCATCCAGATTGCTTCAGAGTTCACAGGCTCTAAGGCTTTCAAGCAGGCTGAAACATCTACACAGAAACTTCAACGCCAGGTTAGTAATCTTGGCCGTTCCCTAGGTTTAGCACTTGGCACTGCTGCAATTGTCAAGTTTGGTAAGGCATCAGTTAAGGCTTTTGCAGAAGATGAAAACGCAGCACGCTCACTTGCAAAGACATTAGAAAACCTTGGCCTTAATACTCGCTACGCAGGTTCAGAACTTAACGGTTACATTTCACGCCTTGAACAACAGACAGGCGTTCTTGATGATGAACTTCGTCCTGCGATGGATAGATTACTTCGCGCCACTGGGTCAATTACTAAATCACAGGAATTGTTAGCACTTGCGTTAGATATTAGTGCAGGCACGGGCAAAGATTTAACTGCCGTTTCACAGGGCTTGCAAAAAGCATACCTGGGCAACAACGCCTCACTTGGTCGTTTAGGTGTAGGACTTTCAAAGGCTGAACTTAAAAGCGATTCATTCCTTGATATACAAACTAAACTTACAACCCTCTTTGCTGGTCAGGCTAAAGACGCTGCTGATTCATTCCAGGGTTCTCTGAACAAATTAACCATTGCAAGCAACAACGCAAAAGAAGCAATCGGTAAAGGATTAGTTGAAGCCCTTTCCATTTTAACAGGTGGTAATGGAAGCGTTGATAACGCAGTTGGCACTGTAGATAAAATCTCTCAGGGCATTGCAGATGGCGCTAAAAACATTGCATACATGATTAAGCAATTTGAATCACTGAAGCCAGTTATTATCGGCCTTGGTGCGGTTCTTCTTATTGCCTTTGCTCCAGTTACTGCAGCCGTTGCAGCCCTTGCCTTCATCCTTGCTAAAGGTGGCTCAAATCTAAAGAAGGCCGCCTTTGCCCGTGGTGAATATGCAGGCGGCACAATCAAACAACCGATGTCAATTGCTGGCCAAACAGAAAACGCACTTGGCAGAAAACAACGCAAAGCGCTGGAAAACCAGAATAAGATTCTTGAAACAGGCAATAAACTCAAAAGTATTGATAATGAAAATACAACCAGAAAGATTAAATTAACTGGTGATGATTTAGCCCTTAAAGAATTAGAACAAAAGTTTGATGTTGAACGCGTTGGTTTATATGCAGCATTAAATGCCTCAACAAGCAAAGAAACAGATTTGCGTATTCTTTCTTTAATTGCTATCAAAGACCAAAATACGGCAATGGCTGGAATGATTAAAAAAGCCAATGAGGCAGAAGATGCTTTTGCTGCATTAATTGAAACAATTCGCTTATCCATTAGGTCGATGCTTGATAAGGTTGCAGCCGAAATTAAACAACTTCAAACCATTACACAGACTGGCCCAAACACACCATTAGATGTGCAAAGAGCAGTTATTCGTGAAAAACTTGATTTAGTAATGCCAGACTTGGCAGCGCTTCAAAATAGAATTGGTTTTAATCCTGCATCCGTAAATACTGCTGGAAGTGGTTCTCCGACTTATATCATTAACGCATCAGGCATTGGTGACCAACAAATTGCCTCTGTTGTTCAAGGCGCATTGCAAGACCTTAACAGATACGGAAGTTCAACAACATTTGCTGGGGCTATAAGCGCATAACATGACAATCCCAACAATCAATGCGGTAATTAATTTCAGCACTGGACCAGGCTTCGCGCAAGCGATGATTCTTGGCGAAGGTCAGTTAGATGTTAATACCTTGGCAGATGCTTCTTCTGTAATTGTTGACGTTTCCAATCAAGTCAATTCTATTAGCACTCTTCGTGGTCGTAATGCACAGGCTGACCAATTCCAAACAGGTCAGTTATCTCTTCGCATTGTTGACCAGAATGGTGATTTCAATCCACAAAATGTTTCAGGGCCATATTACGGACTCCTCAATCCAATGCGTAAGGTTCAAATAACTGCAACCTACGGTGGAACAATTTATCCAATCTTTGCAGGCTTCATTACTTCTTACACAACCACAACACCTAAGTTCACAGGCGATGTTGTTTATACAACCATTACTGCCGTTGATGCTTTTAGACTTGCACAGAACGCGCAAGTTTCAACAGTTACAGACGCTACTGCTGGCCAACCTTCAGGTACTCGCATCAATAAGATTCTTGACCAAATTGACTGGCCTGCGTCAATGCGTGATATTGATACAGGACTTACAACAATGCAGGCTGACCCTGGCACTCCTAGAACGGCCCTGGAGGCCATGCAGAAGGTCGAACTTTCAGAATATGGTTCTTTGTATGTTAATGCCGTTGGTGAGTTTGTTTTCCAGGATAGAGCCTTTACAACTGGAAGTTTCTCTGGTACGCCTGTTGATTTCAATGATAATGGAACAGGAATCCCTTATTTCAATGCCGTCTGGATTTTAAACGATGTTCTTGTCTATAACTCAGCGCAAGTGACTCGCACAGGTGGAACAACCCAGACTGCAATTAACCAAGCATCTATTGACAAGTATTTCGTTCACTCATACAACCAACAAGATTTACTTATGGAAACTGATGCCGTTGCCCTTGAATACGCACAGGCTTATGTGGCATCCAGAGCAGAAACAAGCGTTCGATGCGATGCGGTAACTCTTGACCTTTACACAAAAGATTACGACGCAGGCATCCTTGCCGCACTATCTTTAGACTTCTTTGACCCAGTAACTGTGACCACAACACAACCTGGCTCATCAGACCTATCAAAGACTTTTCAGGTGTTTGGGGTAGCCCATCAAATAACCCCTAATTCATGGAAAACAGAGTTCACAACACTAGAACCCATCATCGATGGGTTTATCCTCGATTCGACATTATCAGGTATCCTTGATACCAGTGTTCTAAGTTACTAAGGAGTAAAAATGGCAGCACCACTAGGCTTTAAGACTTTCACCACAGGTGAGGTTCTTACTGCGGCAGACACAAATGGATACCTCATGCAAGGCGTTCTTGTCTTTGCGGATGCTGCTGCTAGAACTGCGGCAGTTACATCACCGCAAGAAGGTCAAACATCTTATCTAAAAGACACAGATGTTATTCAAGTGTATTCAGGTTCAGCATGGGTAACTAAGTCAGGCGCAGCATCACCTCTTACAACTAAAGGTGATTTATATACTTATTCAACAACGGATGCGCGTTTAGCAGTTGGAAGCAATGACCAAGTATTGACCGCAGATTCAAGTGCTGCAACAGGTATGAAATGGGCAAGTGCTTCAGCAGGTGGAATGACTTCACTTGCAACAGGTTCGTTATCAGGTTCTAGCAACATTTCAATTACAGGCATTAGCGGTTCTTACAATTCTTTAGGATTATCAATTACCAGTGCTTATGAAGCAGGCGGTAACGACATTAACATCAGATTTAATTCAAACACAAGCGGAATTTATAATCTCACTTATTTAAGAACAAGTTCAAATACAGGTGTCAACGACCAAGGCATTAATTACCTTAGAGTCACAAGTGGTTCAACAAACACAAATACTCAAGGCGCTTGGATAAGTATTCCAAATTACACTAATACATCAAGTTACAAAACCGCTATAATTCAAGGCAACAATGAAAGTTATGCGTATTTGACTATTGGTTTATTTAAAGCAACAGATGCAATTAGCAGTATTCAAATCACTAATTCAGGACCAGCCAATTTTACTGCTGGAACTTATACACTTTGGGGGATTAAATAATGACTAACACAACAACACCACAGGTGACAATTCATAATGTCGAAACAGGTGAAGTTATTACACGCGATGCTAACGCTGAGGAATTGGCTCAGATTGAATTAGACAAGGCAACAGAGGCTGCTTATCAGGCAGAAAAGGCAAAAGCCGAAGCAGATAAGGCTGCTCTATTGACTCGTCTTGGCTTAACTGAAGATGAATTAAAAACTATTCTCGGATAATGAAGCCGTTATTGTGCAAGGCTGGTCAGCAACTTCGAGAACAAATCGATGATAGTTTTCCTGACCGTGACCGTCAAAGCGATGGTTGGATAGGCGATGCCGCACACTCCAATCGTAAGAGTGACCACAATCCCGATCCGTCTAACGGAATCGTCAGGGCTATTGATGTGGATAAGGACTTCGACTCACGCCCCAGCACAGGTGCTTATCTTGCCGACCAAATACGCCTATGCGCCAAGGCAGGAGATAAGCGAATCTCATATGTCATATTCGCAGGAAAGATTGCCAGTTCTAAAAGAGCTTGGCGTTGGCGTACTTACGATGGGGTTAATAAGCACGATCACCATATTCATATTTCATTCACTAAAGAAGGCGACCAGAATGGTAGCTGGTTTGATATACCGATGCTAGGAGCAGACAGATGAAAGACTTCAAGACAGCAGCAGGCTCATGGGCAAGAGCATTTTTAGTAGCAGTTCTATCCCTTGCAGCAGCTGGTGTTACTGATCCAAAGGCGTTAATTGCTGCTGGACTTTCATCATGCTTGCCACCAATCATTCGTTGGTTAAACCCTAACGATTTGAGCATGGGCATTAAAAACTAATGAGTGCCCTTAACTGGGCGGCTCTAGCAGTTGCAGTTATTTCAATCGTCACAGCCTTTGCAGGATCAGTCCGTTGGCTAGTGAAGCATTACCTTGCAGAACTAAAACCTAATGGCGGCAGTTCGATGAACGATAGATTGAATCGACTTGAAGGGCGTGTCGAAACAATCATTTCTTTATTAGAGAGGTGACAATTTACTCATGGCAAGGAAAGCAACTAAGGCTCTAGAAGAGCAAGGTTATTCGCAACTCGATGCTTTCTGCATTGGGCTACATGAATACTACAAATCATTGAAACGAGCAGGCTTCAGCGAGTCCGTTGCTTTGTTTATGATCACTGAGCCACAAGCCTATCCTGCTTGGATTTTGCCTACACCAATCGATCCCGAAAAATTCGGCGATTACGAGGATGACGATGAGGATGAATGACAAAAACAAAATCTCGAATTTTGGTTATCAGCGACCTTCAAATTCCCTATCATCACGAAGCAGCAGTCAAGAATTTAATTAAGTTAGTTAATCGAGAGAAGTTTGATTTAGTCCTAAATACGGGCGATGAGCTAGATATGCAGGCTCAGTCGAAATGGGCGAAGGGTACAGGATTAGAATGGGAAGGACAGTTAGATGCTGATAGAACGACTGCTCAAAACATTCTCTGGGATTTACGCACAACAGATATTACTCGCAGCAATCACACAGATAGGCTCTACCACACACTCCTTCGAGGAGCACCAAGTCTCATAGGATTACCAGAGCTTGAGTATCCAGCATTTATGGATTTCAAATCTCTGGGTATTCGCTTTCACAAGAAGCCTTTTGAGTTCCATCCAAATTGGGTTCTAGTCCACGGTGACGAAGGATCAATGAATTCCAATGCAGGACTCACAGCTTTAGGTTTAGCCAAGAAATTCGGCAAATCCGTAGTCTGTGGTCATACCCATAGAGCAGGCATCAGTGCCTATTCTGAGGGCATAGGGGGCTCATACAGGACTTTGTGGGGCGTAGAAG